AAGCAATTTGAACGGTGATTTCTTCGGAGGAGATTCAACTGGACAAATGTTTAATCAGCAAGGTCAAAAAAATGAAATAGTGCCACCACCACCAGTGCCACCACCACCAGTGCCACCACCACCAGTGCCACCAAAGCCAACAGCTGAAGAACTTGAGGAATTAAATAAAAAGAAGAAAGCAAAACAGCAAGCGCAAAAATTTCGTCAAGAGCCTCCGATAGTTCTTTGGGAGACAAAAGAAGAAAACGACCAATTTGATGAGTGGTTTAAAAGAAATGGTGACTATCATATTTGTTATTATGAGAGACCTCAAATAAATAATTCAGGAAATAAACTAAGATTAAATACAGATCATGAAGGATGGGATTCTTACAAAAGAGTAGCCATTCAATGGCTCACTAAAAAATCTCTTAGTATGACCGAAGCTGATATAATGAAACATATTATCAAGCCTTACTTTAACGAGTTTTTACCGATTAAAATCCAAAATGCTAAGTCCATTCCTTGTATAAAGCACTCTGATATAGCTCACAGTGTAGAAGCTTTAAGTTGGTTAATTATGGGCGAACAATTTGATATTAAACCCAAATTGAATCGTTATTATAATGATTTTATAAAACAGAATCCTGACCAATGCTAAGCGAGTATCAAATCAAAATGTTAGCTATTCAATATAAGCTACTCGGATTCACTAACAAAGAGATAGCCGACACATTGAACCGGGCTGGCCATGTAACTCCACACCGAAAGCGACCATTTAAGGAAGCCACCATTCAACTAATGACAGCCGGATTAAAAGACCAGAGAGGGAAGCGTAACTCTTGGTCAAAAGGAAATGATAATGAGTAAGATTTATAAAAATTGGACAGTACACAATTTAATAGCACATCCACTTATGGAAATTGTTTACTTATTATCTTTTGGAAAAGCTGAAAAGTTCTGCAATTACATTCATGATTCCACTATTCCCGATCATACTCCTAGAACTGGAAGGGGTTAATCATGAGTAAGATTTACAGAGAGAATAGTCAGGCAAGCTTAATCGACTTTATGGGATCAGATAAGCGAGTGGTTGACAGTGCAAGAGTCAGCTTCCTTAAGGATGATGTAACTCAAACAAAGCTCACAGACAGAGATAAGAAGCTTATCAAGTTCTTGGCTTCTCATGGCCACACTTCACCTTTTGAGCATTGCACAGCAACCTTCCTTATAATCGTTCCGATCTTTGTTCGTTCTCAAATCATGAGACACCGGACCTTTTCATACAATGAAGTTAGTCGAAGATACACTTCAGAGCTTATCGAGTTTTGGAAGCCGAATGAGTTAAGAGGACAGGCCAAAGATAACCTTCAATGTTCGGATGGAGTTCTCGAATCAAGCGAAGCGGAAAGCATCTTCAAGATGACTACTGAGTTTAGTTATGCCAGTTATCAACAGTTGATCGAAGCCGGTCTCTCAAGGGAGATAGCTCGTGGAGTACTTCCACAAAGTACATACACTAAGTTTTACATGACCGGGAACCTTCATAACTGGATCAAGTTCATCAAGCTTCGAGATCATGATCATGCTCAACCGGAGACTAGAGAAGTCGCTCAACAGATCAGACAAAAACTTGAGATCTGTTTTCCAAACTCAATGAAGGCTTTCTTTGATCAAGATGATGTTTAGCATAGTATTATGTGAACATTAAAACTAAGGACTATTCATGAGTTTAGAAAAGTTAAAAGAATTCATCCTTCATCTTCATGATCGTGGTTTCTCCATTAATGAGATGCAAAAGGCAATCATCACGAATCATAATATGGTCTTATGTTTGGAAGACGTCCAAGACTTACTTGATCAAGCCAAGATCGCTCAAAGCGTACAGAAACATGCACGCATGAGGGAAGAACAAGTTTTAAAAGCACTTTGTGAAATCAAGAAGCGTCTAGTTGACACTGACTGCTCTCCACTTCATCGGGAGAGTGAAGACCTTTACCGAACTATATGGACAGCGATTGGAGAGCATTATGGCTGGAGCAAAGAAGAAGATCTCGAAGACACCGAAGACCAAGCGCAAGACTAAAGCCGAGATAGAACGAGCAAAGAAGAAAGAGCTTCTTCTTGATAATATTCGAGTCGGTATGTCAATCGAAGCCTCATGTACTCAAGCCGGAGTTGGTCGAAGGACTCATTATGACTGGTATGAGAAAGACGAAGCTTATGCTGAGGAAGTAGACTGCGCTATTGGGTATAGCGAAGCGGTCATGCTGTCACGTCTTGATCGATGCATAGATGATAAGATGGATTGGAGAGGTTGGGCTTGGAGACTATCTAAAAGATTCCCTGATAAATATGGTGACCTTAAGACTCTTGATCTTAACGTTTCCAAGCAGTCGGATGGATCTGAAGAAGTCCTAAGCATGATGAGACAGCTTGAATCACAGTTCCAAAATAAGGAAAGCCTAACCAAATCGGGGGAGAACACCGATGAAGGTTAGGCTATCTGACATGAATACAATGACAAGTTGTAGACAACTAGAAAACTAGATCAAATCATGAGCGAAATCAAACTAAATCCTTTACAACTTGAAATCATCAAGGGGATAACGAGGAAAGACAAAGTAATCTCTGCTCGATGTGGTTGGGGTTCAGGCAAAACAAGCGCTCTTGTGTTCTCCATCCTGTATCTCTCCAAGACTAGACCAGGTACTTCATCTCTTTTGGTCACAGATACCACTCCAAGATACAATTCAGTTTTGATGCCCGAAATGGAAAAGTGGCTTGCTCCTCTTGGTTGGACTTATAACCACACGATGAAGCAGTGGACTGATCACCACACTGGGAGTCAGGTATGGTGTCGATCTTACTTTCGACCAGGAACGAGAGAGGCCACACATAATCCACTTGAAGGATTGAACGTAACAAGCGGAGTTTGCTTGATTGATGAATGTCAAACCTTAACTCAAGAGGTAGCGCATAAGGCTCTCGGTCGTCTTCGAGCCGGTCCAAGTCCTATCTTGATCTTGGTGGGTCTTCCTGTCGTCGATGCTTGGTGGGTTAATATGGCTGAGAATCAAGGTATAGCTCCCTTATTCTTTAGCTCATATGTTAACCAAGATAATCTTGCTGATGAGTGGTTCGAGGCTACCAAGATGCTTCCACCGGATGAGCGTGAAGCGATGATCATGAATAAGCCAAAGCCACCAACCGGATTGATTTATTCTGAGTTCACCGAAGCGAGTCATGTTCTTGATGATTGGGAATACAGGGAGACCATGACTGGTCGAATCGCTATTGACTGGGGCTTCAGGAAGCCAAGTGTTTTAATACTCGTTTATGATGATGAGTTGGAAGCTACTGTGATCTGCCATGAGATCAATCCCAAAGAAGTCACCACTCAACAGCTTACTACTCTTATCCTTGCTATAGCTTGGCCAAGATCATTGAAGGATCAAGCACCGGGTCCAAGAATATGGTTAGATACCGGAGTTGCAGACAAGGCAGGTAAAGCAAGGAATGATCAAACAGGCCAAAGCGCTTTCCGAGTAATGAGACAACCACCACCGAGAGGACTTGGAGTTCCGTTAAGACACACCACCGATCCGATCAAGGTCGATATACTCAATGGAGTCCAGAGGTTAAAGAGAGCATTCAACTCCAAGCGTTATCTGATCACTAAGGAAGTTTGGAGTAAAGGTGAGCGAGTAAGTGGAAATAGCATAAGGAAAGCTATTCTCTCTTATGCTTGGGATAACAAAGAGCAACCTAAAAAAGATGGTCGAGAGGATCCGCTTGACGCTCTCCGATATGACTGCATAACATTTAACTGGAACGAAGGTGTCTTGGATCAGAAGTACAAGCCAAGAAGATCGGCAAGTGGTAGAAGTAGGAAAGTGAATGTTGGAGGATCAAAGACAAGGAGCTTTTAATGGAGTTTATTGAGACTAAGTTGGCCATAGTTCTCCTAGATCTTATAGGCTCCACCAAGTTTGTCCAAAGAGCCGGAGCGATGAAATCTGCTATGTGGCTCCAATACCATGATAGACTTGCTCGTTCCTTAATCTACAAGTTTAACGGTCGAGAGATAGATCGTTCCGATGGATTCCTCTTGAGCTTTGAGCGACCAATAGACGCAGTAAACTTCGCTCTAACTTATCAAGAGACAATCCCACCAAAAACAAAGCTAGGTTGTCGGATTGGGATTCATTGGGGAACCATAGTGGAAGTCAAACAAAG